CTGAATTGCATCAACCCTATTTTGTCTATTATCCATCAATAGACCTTGGGCTTGACTTAGCAAGTCGGCTCTTATTTCAAAGCCGGATTTTCCTTGTGACATGTTACCTCCAAATGTGTGTGTGTTTTTGTCATTATAGAAAGCAATGATTGCCTTCTATTTCTATTTAGGCGCCCAAAAAAAAGAGCTCCGAAGAGCTCTTTTTAAAGTTATAAAACTTTAGATTACATGATGTTGTTAACAAGTACTCTTCTGTAGTATACGTTAGAGTCTTTAGTTAATGCACCAGCGCCGTAAGCTGTTCCTTCTGCAAAAGGATTCGCAACTACGCCGTAACGAGTTTTGAAACCAATTTTAGGTTGGAACGTATTTTCACCGACCGCACGAACCATTTGCAATGGAACATATGGGCAATAGAAAAGACCAGCATCGAAGCTTGAAGAACCTTTATAACCTAATGTGTAATAGTTACCAGTAGTGTAAGGATCTATGTAAACTCTGTAACGTCCGTTAAGAACACCAGCAAAAGTATTACCAGTATCATCAACTTGTAGGTTATTAGAGTTTAAAGCAGGAGCGTAATCAAGCACACCAGCCATTTGTAAAGCTGAAGCAACGTCACTTGAAGTGATTAATACGTTACCTTTCCCTCTACGAGTGTCTTTTGCGATTTGGTTAGCATCTCTTTCGATTTGGAACATCAAACCTTTGAATTTCTCAACTGACCAACGACCATTTGAATCTGTATCTAGATCAAATGTACCGGCAGTAGTTGTATCTGTTTGAGCACCTTGCTTAGCAACAACGTTAATTGTTCTAATGATTTCTCTGTTAATCTCTGCAAGAATTTCTGTAGAAAGAATATTAGCAAGTTCTGTTTCAGCATCTAAACCATGAATGGCTTTAAGATCCTGAGCAAGTTCCATTGTATATTCAGCTTTCAGAGCTCTTGAACCAGCTGTAACAGATACTTTCTCAATTGAGAAAGCCATTTCAGGGAAAGCAGCGTTTGAGCTATTTCCGAGAGCTTCAGCTTGGTTAGTTGACATACCGTCTGCGAAGTTATAAGCTCCAGTTTCAGCATTGTTTGCTGTAGCAGGAGTTGTTCCGACGTGCTTGTCACCTAGAGTGTTTGCACTAGCATTAATAGTACCGAAAGCAGTATCTGCTTCGTTGTAAAATGCTTCAGTGGCTGAGTTAGCAGCAGAAGTATACTTACTTCTCATTGCAAAGATAAGACCAGTAGGTCCAGACATAGGCTGAACGCCACACATGTCATATGCAACAAGGTTAGGCATAGCTCTTCTTACTAAGCTAATTAAAACAGGATCGTAATTCTGAACGCCATCACCGAAACCAGCAGTACCAGTTGCGTTGACAGGAGTATGAGTTCCTGCTTCTGAGAGGAGTGATTGTGAAGAATAAGCGCTTCCTTCTCTTAACGCTATTTCTGTGTTTTCTAATAGTTGGGCTGTAACTGCGCGCTTATGAGAATCTCCGATCGTTGGAAGATCTTCGTGCTCAAGAATTGGCTGCCACTTTTCAACTAAGTTTTGATTTAGGTCCATATTAGTTCTCCTTAAAATTATACCCTAACATTATTTATCTTTTAACGGTACGCGAAATTGCACCGGCATATCTTTCCATTAATGGATCGATTGCAGCCTTTTCCTCTGCTTCCTGAATTGGCTCTTCGAAAGCCTCCTCAGTTACGGCTGTTACGCTCTTTGAAGCAAAGTACTGAGTCTTAATGACATCTAGTTTTGCTTGAAAGTCATCAAGGCTATCATACTCTATACCTTCAGCAAGTGCTGAAAGCTTCTCTTTCTGAGTAACGGTCAATGATTCTGATTGCTCAGCAACATATGCGCTCTTCTTCAAGTTATCAATATCGTTCTGAAGTTCGATCTTCGCTGTAACAGCTTCGTTAAGATCGGCTTCTAATTTCTCTGCTTTTTCGATTTGCTCTGCAGCAAGATCAATCTTCTCTTCTGGAAGATCAACGAAGTTTTCTTCGAATAAGCCTTTGAGGCCTGACATGAAGTTTTCAGCGATTTCTACTTTTATTGCAGATTCGATGGCTACTTCGTTCTCAGATGCCCACTCTTCAGCGGCATATGAAAGGTATTTGTCTACCTTAGTGTTTGTTTCTTCTGTATAAGATGTGATAGCTTCTTCAAGCTTAGTTTCGAATTCTTCTTCTAGTCTAAGTTGTTCGGCTATTACTCGAGCAGTTACTGCAGCAGAAAAAACTGTTTCAGCTTTTTCCATGAATTCTTCAGCAAGATCTTCTCCATCGAAAATATCTTCGATGTCTTCTCTCATACCTTTTGTTTTGATACTAGCAGCATTTT